CACCATTAATTATGAGTGAGGGATTAGTTGAACTAGGAACTAAAGTACCAGCGGCATAGGCATTATTGATTGTATTAAGGCTTGTGTTGTCACCTAAGAAGTCGGCTAGGTCTCTTGCTTTAGTCATAAGTTACTCCTTATGGTTTTGTAGGCCACGTCACATCGTCTAGTGAAGTTGCACTTGATGTAATGTCACGTAGTGCTTGTCTGTATGCAGTCTGTGCAGAAGTCATTGTACGATCAGACCCTGCCCACCAATCAGTAGCTGCAATCAAACGATCACGTTCTGCCCTGAGTGCCTTCATAGGTTCAGCCGCAATAAGTTCATCTTTCTTAGCTGATACTGCTGACCAAGTTGTACCCCAATCCGATGGGTCTTGGCTTTCAATAGCTGAACCATTTGCATCTGCGCCTGTTACTTTGGCGTACATGGTTGTGAACTCAGCTTCTGTTGTTGGTTCGCCACGGAGTACCCACTCTGTGACACCCAACTCTGATAATGCTGTTGATATTGTTGTCATTTTATAAGGCCTCCTTTAGCCAGCTATTTCTATTAGTAAAATTGTTGCAGGTGCAGAGTTATCGTTTACTTTAATATCTCCACCACCTTGTGATCTCATAAACTGGGTTTTGTATGTAACCTCAGAAGTTGTATTTGGGCTATCTAAAAAGTTAAAAGATATTGAACTATTATTTGTACTATTATTATCAAATAAATAATACCCTACACCCTTTATTTCTGTAGTACCACGGAGTATTCTATATGCCATCCATGAAGATTCAACTCTTCCGTTTTGATCAATTAATATCATTATTTTACTATTGGAACTTGTAGGTGTAATTGCACATAACAACCCCGTATCAACCCAAGTGTTGTTATCAGATACAACTACTGTAGAATAATTTGCAGTTACAACCTGTAACACAGTACCCGTTGTATTAATCCCTAAGTCAGCCGCCGTTGGTGTAGCACCATTGGCTTTCTGTAGAGTATCGACTTTTATTATACTGGTCATTGTGCGATCTCCATTAAGGTTATTGTTGAGGTAGAGCCACCATCGTGTAAACGAAGATTAGTGCTATTAGCTGTTGATGATAGTTTTCCATTAACGGAATAAGTTACAGCATTTGTTGTACTTGGTGAGTCTAAGTAGTTCATAGTTCCATGTACTGAAAAAGAGTAATACCCATTAGAGGCTGTCCCTGCATAGCTATCACTTCTTCTAAATGCAATTTCCGTAGTTCCCCTTAAAATTTGCAGGTAAAACTTAGGACCAGAGTTTCCGTTCTGATACGTTTCTGCTGACAGATTTACCAACACAAGTATTTTTGAAGTTGCAACTTTTGGTGTAATAGATAAAGTTAATCCAGTTGCGGTATATGATGTACTAGCTATATTACTACCTGTAGTGACAGTTTGTTGCACTGTTTGTATAACATGCCCCGGAATATGCACACCATTGCCACTGGTCTTCTCGACGAGGCTATCGACTTTTAGTGTACTCATTGTGCGATCTCCCATAAAATTAGTGACGCAGAAGAAGCAGCGTGAGTTATTTTAGCTGCAACACTACTGCTACCACTCTTATAGTATACTCTAAAAGTTAATGGGTCTGTTGAAGTGCATTGATAATTACCACTAAAACTCCAAGGATAATATCGTGCTTGCCCATTTCCATCTTGGTAGCCTAAATGAAACTGATTTGTGGATGGCATATCAATGTCATTTACTCGCATTTTACCTCTGATATTAGTTTGTTGTGCATCTACCATACCAATACTTAACTGTATCACAATCTGGCTATCTGAATACTTTGGAGTTATTGTTTTATGTATGATTGAAGAAACAAGTGTAGTGCTAGTTGTTGATTCTGTTGATGCATCTGCGTCATAGTATTGAACACATTGAACTACCTGACCAGCACTAGGCACAAGTGTTGCCGCACTAGCATCCAGTGTTTGACCACTAGGTATTATCACCTTGTTTGCATTAGACCCAGATGTTGGTCCTATTAAGTTTTCGACTTGTAATGTACTCATCTATATCACCGTTAAGTTTCCATTGACTGTCAGAGTAATACCCGATGCCACAGTAAGTGGCCCTGTAGCACTAGCATTTTCATCTGCGTCAATAGTTGTGTTTGTGTTTAACTCTTGTTCATTAACTCGAAAGATATCACCTGCTCGTGAGCCGACTGTTCCGTTGTCACCTTTGAACATGCCACCACCAGATACATTGGCTACTTCAAATGTGGTGTAGGCTACAACATCAAGTATATCGCCTGTTGCCGCACCTGTTGTTAATATAACATCCGATCCATTTGATGCAGTATAGTCTAACCCATTGTTTAAAAATATACCATTAAGGTAAACGTCTAGAAATTGAGGAGTATAACCACCTGTAGCAAATGAAGTCTGTCCTGATGTTGCTGTAATGCTATCTCTTGTTTGAGTAGCCTGTGGTACTGGTTGTACCCCTATATATCCTGACATTTAAGTCTCCTATATTGCTTGTGCATCCATAGCTGTTTGATATGCAGTCTTCACTGCGTCTGTCCAAACTGCATTACAGATAGCTTGTACTTCTGTTGACTCACCTGAGATGTCAGTGTCTGCCCATGTATCACCTGATTTAGTTGAGCATTGTAAGACGTGACGATGGAATGATCTGCTGATCTCTGTGCCATCTCTAGCTATCACAGTAGCTGTGCGAACTTGCACTGCTTTGTGATCTCCAACGACTTCAATCTTATCTTCTACTGTTGATTCTGTAAGTGCCATATTGGCCTCCTTTGTTTATCGTGGCGTTATTGCCACCTGTCCGACCCAAAGCTATGCAGTGGGTTATTGTGTTGTAAAATATGTGACTGTTGCTTCAATAATATAGCCGCTCGCAGCAGCACCATTAATAACTTGACCCCTAACTCCACCGCTACTTGTAACAGTAAAAGAAAGAGCAAGACCCCCATCATTACCAACTGACGGCTCAACTTGACCACTTACAGACTGATTATTGGAACTACCGTTAAAGTGAAACGACTGAGCGTTCATAGAGCCTTGACTTCCCGTATATCCTGACCCACTACAAGTAAAAGGTATTCCAGTTATCCTAAAGACAGCGTTATTATTACTAAATGTTGGGGGTGAGTTTGTCTGTTGGAAGAATTGTATTGTAACCTTCCTACCTACCTTAGTATATTTACCATAATTATTATATAAAGTAAAAGTGTTATTAGTACCAGCTATAGTAGGAGTCCAAGTTCCCTCTTCATAATCTTCCAACTTATTAGCCGACCCAGTACCGCCGAGGTAGACACCGCCTGATAGGTAGAGGTCTTTCCAACGTGTGCCTGATGAACCAAGGTTTACGGCATTATCATTGTCTGCACCTGACGCATTAGAGGCTTCAACAGAAGTATTGTCAGTGTCTACTTTAATGCCCATACCATCTGAAGCGGCAAAATATACTTGGTCACCTGAGTTAACACCAATACTACCTACAGTTGTGCCGTCTTTCTGAATTTGCATAAGATCGCCATCAGAAGTTAGTCTGTTAAGACGTAACATCGCGCCACCATCACGAGTATGATAAGCAAAACCATCTGGCTTAAATCCATGCCCTGCAATACTTTGATCAGTACTTGTAGTACCCACCAACACATTTTCTGAACTATCAATCGTGAGTGCCACTGCGTCTGCGTTATCGTCAATCCCTTTAGAGGTGAACGCACCTTGAACAGTTAAGTCCCCTGTCATTGTACCACCAGATGTAAGTAACGCATCAGCTACTTGAAACGCTGCCTGTGATATAACAACTACATTGTCACCACTTTGTGCGGCTACAGTAAGAGTAATTGTAGTACCATTCGTAGCTGTATAGTCTGTGCCGTCTACTAAGCGTACACCATTCTGGAATACGTGAACCTTACCTACTGTGTAGTTCAAACCAGTAAGGCTTGTCGTTGCACCAGTGATGGTAAAAGTCTTTTTATTTTCAGCACCTGATGAAACGACAGATGCAGCTGAACCTATATATCCTGCCATTTGTTAAGCCTCCAATGCTGTTAGTCTTGCTTCAATAGAAGCAAATCGTTGTTCGTTATATGCGGCTACAAAAGATAGTAACTCTGGGTAACGGATACCTAGTCTAGTTTTACTTGTTGCGCCTTCTGGTGCTTCATCTTCTATTTCGTATGTGTCAGTACGAGTGTAAGCATCTACTGCTTCAACAGCTTCTGTAGTTACATTTCCGTCTTCATCAGTTACTTCAGCTACAGCTTCTACTGCTGGTACTTCTGTTTGTGTTTCCCACCATGTGCTTGAGATAAACAATGCGTAGTCACCAGCATCTAAACCTTCTGCTGTGAAAGCCGCCTGTACGTCTTGGGCTATGACACCTGTATGGGTACGAGCAGTGTCACCCTTCTCAGCTACACTGTCTTTCCATCTGAATGTCTTAAACAATGCTGAGATACGTTTACCTACTAGCATTTCTGTTGCTGTAAGTGATGCTATGTCTTGCTTCTCGTTGAAGTCAGATGTTTGGATTGAGCCGTTGGTTGCGTAGATGTCGTCAAACCTAAAACTACCAGAGCCTATATCTACAAAATTATCTTGGGCTGCTTTATTTTTTCTTGGTTGTACATATGAACCAAATTGTAGTCCTATTGTGTTAGCGGCTTGTGCATCAATGGTTGGATAGTTAGAGGCATCAACACCAATCATCCCTATAGTTGTACCACCTCTATAGAGTTCTAAAATTGCGCCATCACTGCCTGTTCTGTTTAAATTTAGGCAAGTCCCTGCTACTGTGTGATTAGTAACTCCTGATGAACGCATAACTGTACCAGCAGTACCGAACGCATCAGTCGTCTTACCCACCAACACGTCGCCTCCTGCTGACATATCAATCGTCATTGCTGTGATGATTCCTCCGCCATCATTGCCTTTAAAAATAATATCTTTGTCTACTTGAGCTGAAGCAATTAGAAAGTTACCAGAGTCTTCATACAAATCACCAAACTGAGTACCAGCGTCTTTAAGGCGAATAATACCACCTGTTGTTCCACTGCTAAAAGTGGAATCAAGATTTACTATGCCTGAACCATCAACTGTTATAGCATCGGGTATGTTAATTAAGTCTGTTTGCTTACTCATTATGTTTGCTCCAGTACGCTCACAATCACATCACAACTTGATGCTGTGTCACTTGTTACGATTACAGTGTCAGTCGTCTCCAAGATGATCTTACCGTCTAAGACTGAGAGAGCTGCACCTGCTGGTAGTGGTACACCTTTAACAAGGTAAACACCTGCCGCCTGTACATCTACTTTGATCTGAGATGCTGTTCTGTTAGCTAAGTTACAACCGATCATCACTGATGTAGTTGCACTTGGTACTGTATATGTAGTTGTTGCACCTGTACCTACCGATGCACTTGTGTAATTTTTGAATGTATTTGCCATTTTTTATTATCCTAATGCTATGCTCAAAGCTAATGCTTCGTCAGTTGTTCCGTATCCAGCAGTAGCGTGGTTTCCCCACCCATGAGCCGTATCAGCTTTAGTTCCTTGCGCACCCGTAGCATAACCTGCAGACGCATGGTTTCCCCATCCGTGAGCTGTATCAGCTTTAGTTCCTTGTGCACCCGTAGCGTATCCAACAGATGCGTGATTTCCCCAAGCATGTGCGGTGTCAGCTTTAGTTCCCTGGGCTGCTGTAGCGTAGTCTGATAAAGCTGTTGCAGCAGCAGTTCCTAATGTTGGTTTTCCTGATAATGAAGAATAAGAACCATCAAAGAAACTATCAGTAATTCCATATCCAGCTATTGTCGTTGGCTTACTTGTTAAAGAAGCAAAAGTATGTACGTGAGATGCCGTTGCATAAGCTGTGGCGTCTGTAGTTGCCGCTGTACCTAAACCTAAATTTGTTCTTGCAGTTCCAACGTTTGTTAAATCAGATAAATTATCTGCTGAGAGCATTACACCAGTTAGAGAAGCATAAGCCGCTACCCAAGAGGAGCCTTCATACACTTTCATTGTATCACTAGTGCTATTAAAATATAAACTACCAGAGACTAAAGCATCTCCGTCATTATCAACTGATGGGTCACTAGATTTTACACCTAAGTACCTATCATCAAAGTTATCTAATGCTGCCAAAGCTGCATCTTTAGAAGCTTGAGCTGATGATGCAGAACTAGCTGCAGCTGTTGCTGAGTTAGAAGCTTCAGTAGCTTTTGTTGTTGCTGTAGATGCTGAGTTACTTGCATTGCTTGCTGATGTAACTGCCTCACTTGCCTTTGTTGTAGCAGTAGAAGCCGAAGTTGCAGCAGCAGTAGCTGAGTTTGCACTAGCTGTAGCGCTTGCAGCAGCATTTGTTTCAGCTGTCTCAGCATTTGTTTCAGCTGTTTCAGCATTAGTCTCGGCTGTTTCAGCGTTAGTCTCGGCTGTTTCAGCGTTAGTCTTAGCCGTCTCAGCCGCTATCTTAGCAGCTTCTGCAGCTTCTTTAGCTGTGTTAGCCGCAGTTGCGTTCGTTAAGGCATTATTAGCTAAAGTAGTTAAAGAATTTTCAACTTCTACAGTATCTACTAATTGATTGTCAAAACTACCGCCATTGTCAGTGTATGTAACTTGATTTGATAAATTTTTAAAGCCCATATTATCCTCCTAGATTAAATTTGTTCCTGCGAAGGAAATGGCTATATTACCTCCTCGTGCTTTACGAGCTGTCTCTTCTGTGTTAAGCGCTTTTATCTGACCATCAAATAAGGCTTGATATTTTTCTATTTCTGGATTGTCATTAAGATAAATAAATACTTGTTTTAAAGCACCAAATAAAAGTATTCTTTCATTTTCGTCTCTAAGCCAATTAGCGGCCAAGTTACCTACCCAGTAAGTAGCATCTGAAGTTACTCTATTATTAAAGTAAGTCTCTGTATTATTAGGTGAAGATGCGTTAGCATAAGTAGTTGGTGTACCACCTATATCTAAGGTACCTAAGCCCGTTACCCAGTTATTAAAGGTAGGGGAATATTTATTATTAAGCCCAGGTAATCTTCTGTAGTAATGAACATCTATTTCATCACCTCTTTTAAAACTACCATGAAGTTTAAAATCATTACCTATTCTAGTATAAAAATGAAAGTCCTTAGTTTGAGTAAAACCATCATTAAATGTTCTACTGTCTACTTTTTCATTGTAAACTATACCTACATTTTTATTACCAATATCTGCATTTCTTATATATATTACTTCTA